TAGTTTTCTGATCTTACTATAACGATATGAGTTATGCCCCTCTCGGAATGGAGAATTGTGGAAATGCTGCCTCCATCTACTGTTTTTTCCCAAGCCTACATAAAAAGGTACGTCGTTATGAGAAAAGATATAGACGTAGTAACCTTCAATCTTGGAAGGATCAAACGACAACTCTAGTTTGTGCATATATTGTGGTGCTGCCATATAACCCCCTGTTGAGTTACAAGTTCTCCGTCAGAATAAACGTTCAAACCAAGAGTTTGAAGCCATAACGATCACATTAAATAAAATAGGTCGGGCAAGTAGTGGGGTTTACTTGTTTGATCCCAACCTGAAACTGTAACCCCACAATTAACTCTGGTCAGAATCTTCAGTGTTTTTATAAGAACGCTTACGACGACGGGAGGTAGTCTTGGGCTTTTCTTCAGTAATAGACTTCTCTTCAACTTTATCTTCGGTAACAGATTCCTCGATAGAAACTTCTTTGATAGAAGCCTTGTTATCGCGGAAATCTTCTGCGTAACCAATGTACCAATTCTGAAAGAACTGAATACGTTTGCGGTTAGGCATCTCACCAATATCAAACTTATCCCCACGCTTATATTCTACACCAGCATACTTGAAAGCAGCTAATGCGTAGAATTGTTGGTGAGGATCATAAAGACGTTGTGGACGCATTTATAGGTTACCTCCTATTGAAATTAATTCACTTACATAATCTTGGAACGCTGACCATCTGAAATCAAAGTTCTTAATTCTAAAATAAGTACCGTTACTAAGATTGTAAGTGGATTTTATTTCTTTTGATGTTTTTCCTGACAATATGTCTAGATGAACTTGCAGGCATAAGTTGGCATTCGATTCAGCAATCGTAGGATATTTAGAAGCAATTTCTTTATAAGACCTACCCTCTATCCACGCTTGCACTTGTTGGTATCGGACCCCATATTCTCGAACATAATCTAGTTCACTGATTTGTTTTGCTGTCAAGAAATGATGGAATCTCTGTCGGAGACAGTAATCAACCAAATCACTAGGATATTTTCTCTTTATCAGGGATGCCTTATGTCGCATCTCTTCAGTAAAGACCATCCCATGGTTGGTTTCTCCACCGAAAGTCTTATTATAAAGGATTCCTGTCCCTATGTCTTCTCGACCGAATCTCTTGATGTAATACTTCTCTAGGGCGTATGCCTGTTCTATAGTTTCTACATCGTCCAGGATTCTATAACAGGGTTCGTAACCGAGCCTGTTGAGCTTCTTAATAAGATTACTTTTAGCATGATTTCTAAAAGAAGCGGAACTCTCATCGAGGTTAGAGTCCTTATAATGTTCTAGAGCCCTAGAACCCCAACGAGCCCTTTCATAGTTAGATACACCGATGTAAAAGGGTTTTTCTGGGAGTGTTCTAGGGTCTAGAAGTACATAGACATAGCAGCTCATACGGCCTCCAAGTTGAATTGAAAGCCGTAGTATACCACAGCTAGGAATTATTACGCAATAGTATCCGCCAGATAAGTTCCCATGTCCGGGGATACAATCTTGTAATCGAAGCCCATTTTGATCTCATGCCTGACTACCCCTTCAGCCAGCGGGTGCTCATAACGGTAAATGGCATTGCCAACGGTCATGTAGTCGCTCAGGCGTGACCATTCCAGACGAATAGCAGCGGTCGGAGATTCCAGACCAGCGCCGCCGTCTTGGTACATAAGCAGCATCCCTTTACCGCCAAGAATCTCGTTGTCGCCAGTCTGGTTAACAACAGCATCCAGAACAACAACGGATTGCAGGCCAAACAGAGCAGCCAGAGCATCTTCGTTGGCGATAGCAGTACCAGTGGTTTGACCACGATCCAGACGGGCAATGATATCCGGATGATCGGTCAGAACGTCGAACACTTCACGCGGCATGACCAGGGTGTTCGGACGGAAACCGCCAGACAGGATTTGCTGCTGGGTAATGGCAGACTTAACCACACCAATCGGATCAGAAGCAGCATCACTGAACTGAAGGAACTCACCAGCACCCGGAGTAGCAGCAACACCAGTCAGATCGGTAGACCACTTGCCAGTACCGAAGAAAGCATTGAACCACTCGACTTCTTGGTGCAGAAGACCTTGGCGGGTCAGTGCAGACACAGTACGACGATCAAGATTCAGGTCATCATCAGCGTTAGCATAAGCCATCGGGCCGGTATCTTTGTGAAGACCCCAGACCTTGATAGCATATTGGCCTTCAGTGAAGCTGTAATCTAGTGCAGACGTTTGTGAACCATCAGCCAGAGGTTTCATCTGGGGCTTCAGGAAGGCGCCTTGGTCATAGATACGGAAGAAGTCGGAACGCTGACGAACCGGAACAGTCGGCAGGATTCGATGTGCTTTAAAGACAGACTCGCTCTGCATCAGTTCCACAGAGAAGTTAGTCAGATATTTATCAAACCGCTTTACATCGGCCACAGTATTAAGAGTCGGCATTATATTACCTCCAAAAAAGAATTATTTATAAAAAGATTAAGCGAGTTTAATGCGAACCCAACTGTCCACACCAATCTCAAGAACCTTGCCGACAACAGTGCCAGCAGAAGCAACTACAGCACCACCGGCTGCACCAACCTCGACTTCATCGCCAACAGCCAGAGTACCAGCCTCATCAACAACGTAAGGGAAGCCGCCCATAGTTACGGCAGGAGCTTCGCCAGCCACAGGGTTGTTGCGAAGAACGCCATCAGTAGCACCGGCAGCAGTAGCAATCGCCAGAACGCCACCAGCACCAACAGTAACAAAACGACCGCGTTGTTCAGCCAGGGTGTCATCGGTAACAAACGGGAGGTTGCCGAAATCGTGAATAGTGTCAATATTATAGGACATGTGTTATATCTCCTCAGATAAAGTTAAATAAGATTACTTCTCGGCGCGAACTTTGTCGTAAGCCTGAACGTAAGCAGCGGACTCGGACAGACCTTTCTCGTCCATCAGGGATTTCTGGACTGCTTCAACTTTGGTTTCAAAGTCGGTCGGCTGATCCTTGGTAGCAGACTTGCCAATTTCTTCAAAAAGACCTTCGTCTTCTTTCTCGGCAAAATCTTTCAGAGCCTTCAGGACATCCAGCATGGGCTTGGATTCTTCGGACTTCTCGATGGACATAAGAGCCTTGGCGATAGCTTCTTTATCAGCTTCTTCACCAAGATACTTGGCGAGACTTTCGGCCTTGGCCAGGTACTCTTGCTTCTCACGGGCTTCTTCACGGGCCTTAAAGATTTCGAGTTCTTTAGAGACAGCCTCTACTTTCTCGTTCGCGGCCTTTTCAATTTCTTCCAGACGCTTAGTAACAATAGACTCAGCGGCTTTATTAATCTGCTCTTCCAGATTCTCTTGGGTCACTTCAACTTTATCAGTCATAGCTTTAGATTCCTCTTTTTCAATTTTGGTTTCTTTACCTTCGGCTTTTTCAACATCCTCACCTTGGCTTTCCACCGAAGGCTGAGAATTCTTTTGACGATACTTTTCAATGTAAGATTCAAAAGCATCTTTAATCTTGCTGTCTTCGGTCTTGTTCACTTGCACTTTATCAAGGTTAGTTTGCACTAATTCTTCAAAAGATTCGATCTCATTTTCTTGGTAAAGATCGTCGAAGGACATTCCCATCATTCCTGCTACAACCTCTGCCTCATCAATATAAAGCCCGAGGTAGCGGGTAAGAAATTCAAGGAGGGTCATTTTCATATTTACTTCGACTGCTTTTTGAATCTCTTCTTCAGATGCGGAAGCAGACTTCATAACAAGAACTTGTTGTTTATTCGCAGCAGCGTCTACTAGGGCGCAATGTGCCCCTTCTGAAGTAAAGTCGAACTTAGTAATTTTTCGTTTAGCTTTCGTCATCAATCTTCTCCGTAGTAGCTAGGCATCCAACAGAGAAACCTGTGAAAACACCCTCTTTGCACATCTTCCAGATTTCATCATTATTAATACGCGCAGTAGCGACCCAGTCGCCTTTATAAACCATTCCATCACCAAGTTGCTGATCTTCTTTAGCGACCCAATTCTCTACAAAAGTAACATCTTCTACTTCGACAAGGTGTTGGAGGTTTGCTTTACCACAAAAGGCGTAGAAATCGTGACATGCTTTCTCAACAGTCTCCGCATCATATACGTCCCCATGTGCATCAGGGACATCCGGGCGAAGTACAACTGCTGTGAATAGACGTTTCTCAGTATCAATAGACTTC